GGAGATGGCAAGGACGTACATCACGTTAAAGCACTATCTAAGGGCGGTTCGCATAAAGACGGTTTAAAAGTTACGTCGGCGGCTAGCAATCGTTCGTTTGATCGTGACGCAAAGCAAAAGTTAATCTCAGAAGTCAGTCCACGGGAAAAGAAGCGTGCAAATAATAAATGATCGGATACTGCTGGTTAAGACTAAATTTCCTAGCCGTATTACAGAAACAATTAAAAAGAGCAAAGTCGTTCAAAAAGAGGGAGAAGTCAGTGAGGTAGCTGTCAATTGGGGTCTATCCGAAGCGCAAGCTTTGCGCAAATTACGAATTAAAAGGGTACCATCTCCAATTCAGCGTGACTATGATTGGCCCGGTTTGTACAAGCCAATGGAGCATCAGCGGGAAACCGCGTCGTTCTTGACTCTGCACAAACGAGCGTTTTGCTTTAACGAACAAGGTACCGGCAAAACAGCATCTGCCATATGGGCTTCTGATTACCTACTGAAAATTGGGGTTATAAACCGCGTGTTAGTTATATGCCCCTTGTCCATCATGCAGTCTGCATGGCAGGCAGATTTGTTTAAATTTGCAATCCACAGGCATGTAGACGTTGCTTATGGGGCAAAACAAAAAAGAGTTGAGATCATTAATGGTGGGGCAGATTATGTCATCATTAATTTTGATGGGGTAGAGATTGTAAAAGACGATATTAAGAACGGAAAGTTTGACTTAATTATTATTGACGAAGCGAATGCTTACAAAAGTTCTCGCACTCAGCGGTTTAAAATAATGAAAGATATTATCCAACCAACTACATGGTTGTGGATGATGACAGGCACCCCCGCTGCGCAATCCCCACTTGATGCTTACGGACTTGTTAAATTGTGTGTACCCGAAAGGGCGCCGATGACCTTGGGTGGTTTTAGAGATACTGTTATGTATCAACTCACTAGGTTCAAATGGATCCCAAAGCCGAGAGCAAACGAAGTCGTGCATGACTTGCTGCAGCCTGCTATACGGTATACGAAAGAGGAATGCCTCGACTTGCCGGAAATGCTTTACACATCTCGATATGTCCCTATGACCCCGCAGCAAGAAAAATACTATCGCCAACTAAAGAAAGATATGCTTATTGCCGCTGCTGGAGAAGAGGTATCGGCTGTGAACGCTGCAGCAAGCCTGACTAAATTACTACAGATTTCAGGCGGTGCAGTCTACACCGACAATGATAACGTAATTGAATTTGATGTCTCAAACCGTCTCAAGGTAATTCAAGAAGTAGTTGAAGAAGCCTTACATAAAGTATTGATTTTTATACCTTTTACTCACACTATTAATCTATTAAAAGAATACCTTACCAAACAAGGGATAGAGTCTGAAGTTATTAACGGTTCTGTAAGTGTCAATAAACGCACAGACATCTTCAAACGCTTTCAGGAAAACCCTACTCCCAAAGTTTTATTAATACAGCCACAAGCCGCCGCACATGGGGTAACATTGACTGCTGCAAACGTCGTCATATGGTATGCCCCAGTAACTTCTATTGAGACCTATTTGCAGGCTAACTCCCGTGCACACAGGCAGGGGCAGAAGAATCCTGTAACCGTGGTACATATTGAGGGCAGTCCTGTAGAAACAAAGTTGTATGCGATGTTGCAAAGCAAATTAGATTTCCACACTAAGATAATTGATTTGTACAAAAAAGAATTAGATACTTGACAAAGTACAGTTTTTAGATACAATAGTAAAAAACAACCAAGAGGACATATATGGATAAAGCCATAGATAAAATCGTCGCCGTTTACATCAAAATTCGAAATGCTAAAGAAGATTTAACGCGCGAATACGATGCTAAAGTTGCGACCCTTGACGACCAAATGCGGACTCTAAAAGAAGAGTTATTAAAGATATCTAAAGAGACCGGAGTTACAAGTTTTAAGACCGAAAATGGTACGGCTTACCGAACAATAAAAAATCGGTACTGGACTAATGATTGGGAAAGTTTCTATGGTTTCATGCGAGAGCATGGCACTATGGAGTTGTTGGAAAAACGCATACACCAAACAAATATGCGTGAATTTTTAGAAGATCGGCCCGATGTGCATCCACCGGGATTAAATGTGGATCAAGAGTATGAAATCACCATTAGGAGAAAATAATGAGCAACATTGCTTTATTCAACCAAAATCTTCCTGACTATCTTAAGGAAGTTGAGCTTGACGATTTAACTAAGTCTTTAGCTGGTAACACGGCACTTAAACGGGTCTCTATTCGTGGCGGTGTGTTTCGCATGATGGTTAATGGCGAAGAAATTGCCAAGAACGAAAACCGTGCAATGAATGTAGTTATTGTTAACGGTAACCCACATGTATCACGCCAATTCTATGCTGGTGCTTATGTTGCTGGGGAATCAGTTGCGCCCGATTGCTGGTCAAACGATGGTATTACGCCCGACCCAAGCATTGAGTCTGCCCAAAACAAAACTTGTGATGGGTGCCCTCAAAATATCAAGGGGTCTGGTTCTGGCGATTCTCGCGCTTGCCGGTTTCAACAAAGGCTTGCTGTTGTTCTTGAGAGCGATATAAACGGGGACGTATTTCAGTTAACGCTGCCTTCTACTTCGATTTTTGGTCGAGGCGATTTGGATAAGATGCCCTTCCAGCAATACGCTAAGTATGTAGGGTCGCAAGGCAAGAACATTAACACCCTCGTTACCGAGATGAAGTTTGATTCGGACAGTGCAACTCCTAAGCTAACCTTTAAGCCGGTCAGGTTCTTGGAGCGTGAAGAGTGGGCAATTGCTAAAGAAAAAGGCAACAGCCCCGCTGCTAAGTCTGCAGTCGTGCAAACCCCGACACAAACTGACGGTGCTAAGCCTAAGAAAGAATCTAAATATAAATTAGTTTCTGGCGATGAAATCGTGGGCAGAGCAAAAGCAGACGCTGAAATAGCCGAGCCAATCAAGAAAACAGCCAAGAAAAATGTTGAGCCAGCAGCTAAGAAAGAATTTGCTGATGTCCTTAACGAGTGGTCTACCGACGATGAGTGAGCATGGCAGAAACACGCGGCTACTCGTTTCGGCTAATAGAAACTAACAAACGCGCAATCGCAACCCACCCCGGTGTAATGCTGGGGAGGTTGTGTATTGCTCAAGATATCCCAGTCTCGGACGCAGCACAGTTCTTCGGCGTAAGCCGTATGACCGTATACAAATGGTTTAAAGGTCAAGAAATGCCTCGCAAAAAACAGATTGAGAAGATTGAGGAAGTCATTGCGAAACTTAAAACTAAAGTCCACTTGGATTAGGAATGGCTACAACAGACCTATTGTCGTCGGTGCTATCCACAGAGGGGTGGTACTGTATTGTCGGCTTAAAGAAAAAAGGATTGCCCAAACAAGTTTTTGTGCAGACTTTGGTAGAAGCAGACCAAGAAATACAGACCCTCTTAACGAAGCACTATGACGTCTATTTTGCTTGCTCAAAGTACGAAAAGCCTTCTACTCGGACAGCGGATAACGTAAAAAATATTAAGTCGTTTTGGCTTGATATCGATTGCGGAGAAGGAAAACCCTATGCGGATCAGGCTGATGGGGCTTTAGCCCTGCTCAACTTTTGTAAAGCATTGGGGCTTCCAAAGCCGACTATTGTTAATTCAGGGCGCGGACTGCATGTCTATTGGCCCTTGATATCGGCTGTCCCTAGACTTGATTGGAAACAAGTAGCAGAGAAGTTAAAAAAGCTTTGCGTTGATTACAACCTCGAAGCCGACCCCGCTCGTACATCAGATGCAGCGTCCATCTTAAGAATACCTGAGACCCTAAACTATAAACCCGACCCCCCTGCGCAAGTTCAGCTACAGCATCTTTCGCAACCAGTAGACTTTGAAGCGTTTAAGACTTTATTAGGTGTATCCGACACAGACGGAGAAGCGCCTGACTATGCTACTAGCAATTTAAACGAACTTACCAAAGCTTTGATGGGAAACCGGCAGTCTCGGTTCCAGACTATCTGGCTAAAAACTCAGAACAACGAGGGGTGTGCGCAGATAAAACATGCGATGGATAACCAAGAAAGTTTGGAAGAACCGCTTTGGCGCGGTGCTTTATCTATTGCAGCCTATTGTATAGACAGCAACACAGCCGTACATGAGATATCTAAAGGGCACCCAAACTATTCCACACAAGAGACCGAAAACAAGGTTAAGTTAATTAAAGGTCCGTACACTTGCGAAGTCTTTAACAAAAACAACCCCGGCGTCTGCGACAAGTGCCAGCATTGGGGGCAGATTAAATCACCTATTGTGCTTGGCGCTGAAATTGCCGAGGCTGCACCGGAAGATAATATCGTTCAAGTTACACCCCCGGCAGCATTCATGCCGGTTACATACACTATTCCTGAGTACCCGTTCCCATTCTTTAGAGGTAAAAACGGCGGCGTTTATTGCCGCCCTGCAGAAGATGGAGATGATCCAGACTTAGTTTATGAGCATGACTTGTATGTAGTAAAACGCATGCGCGACCCCGAGTACGGTGAAGTAGTTTGGATGCGGTTGCATACGCCAAGAGATGGGGTCAAAGAGTTTGCATTAGCGGCTATGGATTTGCTGGCAAAAGAAAAGTTACGGGACAAGCTTGCGTATCACGGCATCATAGCAATGGCAAAACAGATGGAATCCATAATGTTTTATGTAGTTCGATTTACCAAGGAGTTGCAGTTTAAACACGAGGCAGAGATTATGAGAACGCAGTTTGGTTGGACAGATAAATTTAAGTCTTTTGTAGTTGGGGACACTGAGATCTGCGCCGATGCGGATAAGTACAGTCCGCCATCTAGTTACACTAAAGAACTAGCGCCGTGGTTTGAGCCACAAGGTACGCTAGAAGAATGGCAGTCCGTCATTAATGTCTACAATAACCCCGGGTTTGAGCCGCACGCTTTCGGGTTCTTTACGGCTTTTGGTTCCCCCCTTATGAAATTACTAAACCTAAAAGGAGCCATCATTAATCTAATCAACAATGAGTCTGGCACTGGTAAAACCACAACGCTCAAAGCCATGCACAGTGTGTACGGGCACCCGGAAGAACTAATGCTGATTCAGAGAGACACCATGAATGTCCGACTGCACCGGCTTGGGGTTATGAACAATATCGGTTTGGGCTGTGATGAGATTACTAAAATGACCCCGGACGATTTTTCTGATTTTGGATACGCTGTGTCGCAAGGCCGAGGCCGCGCTCGAATGAAGGCTAGTGCTAATGAAGAGCGTAAAAACTTTGCCCGTTGGGAAACCATTCTCCTATGCTCGTCTAACGCATCAGTTGTAGACAAGCTAAAGTCGCTGACCAAATCGGCAGACGGAGAGTTAATGCGGGTTATAGAGTATGAGATCCCGTCAGTTAAATTACTAACTAAAGAAGAAGCCGATGAAATTTACCCCAAACTGTATACAAACTATGGTCATGCAGGGCGCATATACTTGCGTGACTTGGTTTCTAACTTGGAAGAGCGGCTTGAAGAAATTCGCCAAATCCAAAAGATTATTGATAAAAAGGTTGGATTCACGAACCGGGAGCGTTTTTGGTCCGGTGTTGCTGCTTGTAATATTGCTGGGGCTTTATTTGCTAAGCGTCTGGGGCTTTTTGATATTGATGTCGGCAGAGTGTTTAAATGGATGCTCACTCAGTTTGGTGAGATGAAAGAAGAAATCAAGCCACCTCTGACAAGTCAGGCTAGTGTTATTGGTGAGTTTTGGAATATACACCGCAACAATACGCTGGTTATTAATGGTGAGGTTGATAAGCGAACCGGGGTAGAAATGTTGCCGATTCTAGAGCCACGCGGGGAGTTGATGATCCGCATGGAGCCAGACACTATGAAGTTATTTATTACGGCTACTGCACTGCGGAAATACTGTAGCGAGCACCGGATCACGTTAAAAGACGTTCTGACCTCCTTAGCTGCCGAGGGTGTCTATGGGGGTGCCACGAAGAAACGGATGTCCAAAGGCACCAAATTAAGCGCTGTGCCACCCGTAGATGTGTATGTCTTTGACTGCTCAAGGGGCGATTTCCTCGACCCAGACGTCTTTATTGCCGCCGCTCAGCACGGTTTAGACGACCCTGATGCAGTTCAGGAAGAGGCTCCAGCGGAGGAAACACCGAAAGATGCAGGTTAATGGAGTTAATTACGAAGTTGATTGGACTAAATTTAAGGTAGGCAGATCCTTTTTTGTGCCTTGTCTAGACGCGGAGGAAGCCCGAACTGTTGTAAAAAACACTATGGACAGGCTGGGATTTAAGGTCAAAGTAAAGTTAGTGGTGGAGGATGGGTTCCGTGGCTTGCGTATCTGGAGAGTTGGGTAGTACACTTCGACCTGACAGCACCTCCTCGCTGTCTCCTCTTGGTGGTTGATCTTATTCAACCTTGCACCCCCGCCTAGCGCGGGGGTCTTTTTACTCTCTGCCGTATTCCAACATTGG